TTCATCCAAAACCTGCTATTTGAAGACGTTTTCGGCGCTTCGGCGGATATAAATAAACTTTTTTAAAGTCTGTTTTTTCGGCGGATCGGCGCTTGTACGTATTTTTTCTATATATTTATACTTTATTTAACTAAAGTGCTTATTATACAAAAGAATAGGGTAAAATGCCGATCCGCCGAAAATCTGAGCTGAACTGGAGATGAGATGTTGGGTGTTAGAGAAGGATATCGAGAGAAAGATGGCCCGGGCGTTTGAGGGCCGGGGTGCAATAGCGTGGAAATTTGTCAGCCCCGGGAGGCAGGGCGTCCCTGACCGGATCGTTTTGATGCCGGGCGGCAAAGTCGCTTTTGTCGAGCTGAAGACGGAGACTGGTAAGTTGTCACCGATGCAGAAGGTTGTGCAGGAGCAGCTGCGGGGGCTGGGATTTGACGTGTACACCGTGTACGGAGCGCAGCAGGCTATGGAGCTGGCGAATACACTGATGGGAGGCGAAGCGGATGCAGTATAAGCCATACCCGTATCAGCTTCGAGCGGAGCAGTGGATCCTGGATCACCCGGCCTGTGGGCTGTTTCTGGAATGCGGATTAGGCAAGACGGTGATTACACTGACCGCTGTAGATATTCTGCTTCGGGCCGGGGAAATTACAAAGGTGCTTGTAGTTGCCCCACTGCGGGTCGCGGCCACGGTGTGGGCTGAAGAGGTAAGGAAATGGGATCACCTGCAGCACCTGAGAGTGGTTAAGATCCTGGGGGATCAGGCCACAAGGCTGCAAGCCCTGCAGCAGGATGCGGATATCTACGTCATCAATCGTGAAAACGTGGACTGGCTGGTTCGTCAGGGTCGCTGGCCGTATGATGCGGTTGTGCTGGACGAGCTGAGTAGTTTTAAGTCAGCCACAGCAGCCCGTTTTAAGGCCCTGCGTCGCGTCCGGCCAGCAATAGACAGGATCATCGGCTTGACCGGCACACCTGCCCCAAACGGCCTGATAGACCTGTGGTCGCAGGTGTATCTGCTGGACGAGGGAGAACGGTTGCACAAGACGCTGGGGGCCTATCGGACGAGGTATTTTGACCCGGGACGCCGGAACGGTCAGATTGTTTTCAACTGGGTTCCAAAGCCAGGGGCTGCTGAGGCGATTTACGGCAAGCTCGCCGATATCTGCATCAGCATGCAGGCAAAGGATTATCTGGAGCTCCCGGACAGGCTGGACAGGGAGGTCAGGGTCGTCCTGTCCCATGCAGCCCGGAGGGCCTACGAGACAATGGAGTCGGACATGCTGCTTCCCCTGCGGGATCAGGTGATCACGGCAGCGAGTGCAGCGGTGGTAACCGGGAAGCTTCTGCAGCTTGCGAATGGTGCGATTTACGATGCGGATCGTAACGTTCATGAGATCCACCAGGCGAAGCTGGACGCGCTGGAGGATATTCTGGAGGCGGCTAACGGCGAGCCGGTGCTGGTGTACTATGCGTACCAGCATGACCTGCAGCGGATTAAGCGGAGGTTTCCCCAGGCGGTGCAGCTTTCTACATCGGACGATGTAAAACGCTGGAACCAGGGACAGATTTCGCTGCTGCTGGCCCATCCGGATTCAGCCGGCCACGGCCTAAACCTGCAGCAGGGCGGGCATATCATGGTGTGGTTCGGCCTTACGTGGAGCCTTGAGAAATATCAGCAAGCCTGCGCGAGGCTGTACAGGCAGGGACAGAGTCGTCCGGTTACAGTCTATCATGTAATCGCTGAGGGCACGATGGATGAACAGGTTTTGCGGATACTGGACAAAAAAGATGGGCGGCAGAACGCCCTGATTGAGGCGGTGAAAGCGAGGTTATGACGGCGAAAGAGATTTTCCGGGCCGCATATGAGGCCCAGAAGGATATAAAAGCGCTGCAGCGACGGCGTGAGCATTATCTGGAGATGGCCCTGTCCGGATCAGGCATGAGCGAGACCCACATCCGAAGCACAGAGGTTAAGAGCAGGACAGAGGCAGCAGCTATCGGTCTTGCAGCCGTTGCGCTGGAGCTGGAAAAACCGATGGAGCGATATCTGGCTGCGGTTAAGCGGGCCGAGCTGATCATGCAGCGGATTGATAAGCCCAGATACCGCGAGGTGCTGCAGCTGCATTATCTGGAGGGCAAACCCTGGCAGCAGGTATCTGCGGAGATGGGCTACCAGGATCCGAAAAGCGTTTTCCGGGTGCATGGATGGGCGCTGCAGGAAGCTGATAAAATTATGTCCTGTGCAGGTAGATTACCACCTTTTTAGTGTGATATAGTGTAGGCAGCAAAAAAGGGATGACCGACAGATGGTCATCCCTTCTTGCTTAGGGGATTAAGTCGTCCAGGGTGATTTTGAGGGCTTCGGCGAGGGGCCGCAGTGCTTCGAGTTGTGGCTGCCTTCTGTCGTGTTCCCAGTGCTGGACGGTAACCTCTCCGACTCTTGGGGAAAATCCGCAAAGGATTCCGAGCTCACGCTGTGTCAATCCTGCATTTTTCCGCAATACCTTGATTTTCTGGCCGAAGGTCTTTTCTTCCATGTTCACACCTCCCAGGTGTTTGATTATAGCAGGTTTTCCTGTTCCCTGACAAGACCGACGATTTCCCAGTCGTCGGTGATGTCGGCCACCTTGTAGCCGGAAACAGATCCATGCAGCACTTCGTCCCTGCTGTTGGCGTAAATCTCCATGGTTACCAGGTTGGCCCAGTAGACCTTCCCGTATCCAGCGATTTTCCGGCCTTCGAACAGTTCATATGGATGCCGGTTCAGGAAGTTCAGTTCGCTTTTCGTCATGGTGTTACCTCTCTTTCCCCGGAATACTGGTTCCGGCTATGAGAGCCCCTGTGGGGCTCCCAGGTGCCGAAATCAGCGGATAACGATCATTCCCCTGCTGATTGTCGCTTCAGGAAACATCGGGAAGAACTGCAGATAATCTGCGAGCCGCTGGTTGCGCTGCCATGAGTCCTTCCCGGTCTGCTTTCCCTTTCCGGTTCGATCACCTTCGTAGACGGTGATATAAGCAGTTCCACCTGTTTTCCGGACAAGTGTTGAAATGTTCCGGACGATGGCCCTGATTTCATGGACGCCGTCAATCACGTTCAACACGTTGGAACAGAGCACCGTCACGGCCTTGTGTTCCCGCATCAGTTCGGTGCAGCGTTTCGCGGTGCGCTGGTTGACGTCCATCGGCTGGTTGAAGGGATCATAGGGCAGATATTCCACACCTTCCGGTAGGGCTGCTGCGATGTGTTCCGTATAGCGGCCGCAGCCATAGTCCAGGACGACGTCCCCAGGCTGGAATGCAAGCTTGCCATAGATGGCGGGCAGCTTCGTCTTGTTGATTGACGTCGCCGCGCTGGTGAAGTTCTGACGCATGTTTTTATCCTTCCTTCCTGCAGGTTGTTCCCTGCTGTCGATGTCCAGTCGTCCAGGCATCGACAGCAAGGGGCCCAGTGGGCCTTGCTTACTGGTTGTTGACGATCTCGCAAAGCTTGCCAAACATTGGATCGTCTTCCGCTTTGTAGCTGGTGGAGTGTTCTACGAACAGCACGTATTTGTAGGTTGCGCAGACGCCGCAGTTTTCGCAATGCTGGTTCTTGTCGATTCCACACCGGCAGATGTACACCGGCAGGCCCAGGGCCTTGAGAGTGTAGTAAGCGCTGATGACGTAATCACAATGGCCAAAGTTGATGCCAACCTTCGGAATGATGGACTTGACAATATTCGCGTTTGGCAGATCGTCGAACAGGGTTTCAAACTTCGTGACTTTGGTATAAGTCCAGAACAGGAACGATTTGAAATCATGGGCGACGTTGTGCCACATTGCCGCGTATTCGTCCATGTTTTCAGTGGCGAAATCACCGGCCGCATGGATACGGACTTCACCGGAACCAATGATCTCAAGCTGGGCACGGATTGCGTTTTCCACCCAGGCAAGGTGGTGGTTCACAAGGTTTGTCGTCATGACAAGGGCATCATGGACGGAGGGCATGTTATAAAATCCCGTCATGGCATAGCAGCCTTTACAATCGCAAGCACAGGTTCCGGCTTTACCCGGCAGCAGTGAGAAGGTATAGACCTTCTTGCCGACTTTGCTGTTGCCTTCCTTAAGCAGTGGGGCGACAGGGCCCATAGGGGAAATCAGCTTGCCATCCTTTACAGTGATTCCATATGCGTTGTAGATGGCCGCCTGCTTTTTGTTGATACTCATGATTGATACCTTCCTTTCTGTCCGGTTTGTGTTTCACAACGTTTTGTTGCGTTCCCGATGGCCACATCATAGCACGCAACAGAACGTTGTGTCAAATTTGCGGCACAACGTCCTGCTGCATTTATTCGTAGCAATAGGAATTGCAAGGCCTCGCGCCCTATGGCTCAAAACTCGAGCGAGCAGGGGGCCCCATGGGGCAAGCGGCCGCCTCACTGCTTCGCGAGCTGCCAGGAATCGCTTCGCATTTTGCGCGTTATAAGGAAGGGATCGCTTCGGCGGCTGCTGTCATCGCCTCGCGAAACATCGAAAAGTACAATCAAATCAGCAGCAAAACAGGCTGAAAAAAGGGAACCAGTATTTACTGGTTCCCTTTCCTACCACATGAGACAGAATATGGCGTTTCAACTATTCGTGAAACAGATGTTTCACGAATAGTTGGCAGGAAAAGAAGAAGAAAAGGAAAAGCCCCAGACCAGAAAATACAAGGGCCGGGCCGGTGGCCGAAGGCCACCCGGCAGCCCCCCGGCAGGGGGCCAGGGCGAAGCCCTGGGGGGCCGGTTTTGGGCTGGGACTCCGCGCCGCGGCGCGGGCCGAATCATATACTTCATCGCTCCAGCACGGTCACGCCGCCGGACTAAAAATTTTTTTTCATCCTCAGCCACCCCTGACTTGCAGGGAATCGACTGTCAAAGGAGTTGAAACCTATTGGGTAACTACAAGTGCCGCCGCCCCGGCTACCTCAGCGCCAGACAACTCCTGTGCGTGGAAGCGGTCTTCCAGGGGCGGTCAAACGAAGACATCATCGCCAACATTTTTGGTGGGAAAAAGGACGATCCGGCCAGCTGGAAGCGGGCCCGGGACGCCTTCAACAAGACCAAAGCTTCTCCCCGGTTTATCGAGTACTACAACTCGATGGTCACAGAGTTCCGGGTGCACAACTATGGCAAAGCCATGAACAAGATCGCGCAGCTTGTGGAGGATCCAAACCCGTGGGTTGCATTGCAGGCAGCCAACAGCATGGTGAACCATACAGAGCGGGCAGTGGTAAGCCCAGAAGAGAACGCCGTCACGGTCAAGATCGAAGGGATGCCCGCGCTCGGTGAGCCCATATCGGAGGAAACAGATGCCCTTCCCGAGGCCCAACCGATTCCGGTAGAAGCGGAAGTGGTCTGATGCCCACCGCGACGATCACATACAAGCCAACGCCAAAGCAGGCCGCCTTCCACGCCTCCATCGCGAATGAGATTCTTTACGGTGGCGCGGCTGGTGGTGGGAAAACCAAGGCGCTAATCATGGACGCCCTGTTTCGGACGCTGAAACATCCGAACACCACAGCGGTGGTTTTCCGGAGATCCTACCGCGAGCTGGAGGACACCGACATTAAGGAGGCTGTTGCTTCATACCCGCAGTCCATTGCCAAGTACAACGCCGGGAGGCATGAGTTCGCGCTGGTAAACGGGAGCCAGATCCTGTTCCGGCACTGCGAGAATCCGCAGGACAGGTTCCTTTACTCCGGTATTGAAGTGCAGTTCATGTACTTCGATGAGCTCACTTCCTTTGAACAGGTGATCTACGACTTCCTGAAGACCCGTCTTCGTGCCAAGATCTCTCTCGGGGTGATTCCGATCGTCCGCTCCGCGAGCAACCCCGGAAACATCGGGCATGGCTGGGTTAAAAAGATGTTCGTGGACGCTGGCCCGTACATGAGCATTCAGACCCAGACGATCTACTCTGAGGCCCTGCATAAGGCCAAGACGATCCGGACGCAGTACATCCCGGCTCTGGCCACGGAGAATCCGTTCATCACGGAGGACTACATCTTCGAGCTGGAACAGAAACCGGAAGCCCTCAGGAACGCCCTGCTCAACGGAGACTGGGACTCCTTCGAGGGTCAGGTGTTCAAGGAGTTCGTCAACGACCCGGCCCATTATCAGGATCGCCTCTACACCCACGTGATCGAGCCCTTCGATATTCCGCTGGACTGGCCGAGATATATGTCGTTCGACCACGGCTACACCAAACCGTTCTCGGTTGGCTGGTGGGCGGTGGATCCGGCGGGGCGGGTGTACAGATATAAAGAGTGGTACGGCTGCGTACCACGGCAGGCCAACGTTGGGCTGGAGATCACACCCAAGGCCATCAAGCAGGGAATCCTGGAACGGGAGACGGAAGAGCAGAACAACAACATCACCGTCACCCGGACGGCTGACCCTGCTATTTTTGACCGCTCACGCGGCGACTCGGTCGCAGACCAGATGCGTCCGGACGGCACTTCTCCCGGGTTGTACTTCCGGGAGGCAGACAACACCCGGATCGCCGGGAAGATGGAGGTTCATGAGCGGCTGCGGTTCGATGAGACCGGCAGGCCGGGGATGTACATCTTCAACACCTGCAAGGACTGGATCCGGACTGTTCCCAACCTCCCATACTCCCAGACCAAGGTTGAGGACGTTGATACAAAAGCGGAGGATCATGCCTACGACGAAACCAGGTATTTCCTCATGGATCATCCGATGAAGCCGAAGAAGAAACCCAAACCCAAGCGGTGGGGATACGATCCGTACCACCGCGGCACGGAGGAATGAGATGGAAGAGATCAGAGAGATCGCATACTCTGAGCAGCCGCTGGACGATGATGAGCGGAAGCTGAAAGAAAAAGTCTACTCCCGGCTGAAGCTGTTCCTGCGGGACTGCCGGGAGTCTCAGGAACATGCGCGGGAGATGCGGGAAATTGTCCGGATGCGGGATCCGGAGCAGGACAGCCCCGAGAACAACTCGGAGCAGAAGGAGAAAACCCTCCAGCTGCAGACCCTGCGGTCTACATTCAAGAACGATGTGGCCGACCAGATGTTGAACCTGCCAGAGGCCAAGCTGATCCCGGAGACCCCGGAGCAGGCTGAGGCTGTGGAGGATATGCAGGATCTCGTGCACCACGTGATCTACGAGACCAACACCTACACCGACACCCACCGGAAGCGGGCCGGGGACTTCTACGCCACCGGCACGGCGATCACCGAGGTAGTGTGGGATCCGGACATGAGCTGGGGCAAGGGTGATATCGCCATCCTGCGCTGGCCCATCGAGGCGTTCCTGTGGGATCGGCAGGCTGATGACATCCAGAACTCCCGGGCGGTGATCAAGGTTTCCTGGCATCCGATGGAGTGGTTCGAGGATCACTATCTGGAGATCTACCCCTACATGAGCGCCGAGAACGGGCTCTGGGAGGACGTCGGGATCACGGACGAACAGCGGGAGAAGCTGACCGAGGACGAGCAGCGGGCCATGTTGGTGGAGTACTGGTGGCGTAGCTACAACGCGAAGAGCCGCAAGTACCAGATCAACGTGGCATACTGTGCGGGCGGCGCCCTGATTGACGTGCAGAAGGACGTGTACACCCACGGGATGTACCCCTTTGTGATGGACGTCTATGACCCCATCGAGGGCTCGATGGTTGGCGAAGGGCTGACGGACGAGCTGGCCCCGATGATGCGGTACATTAACCGCTATGCCAGGTACATCGACACCAACCTGCGGATGTCCAGCAAGGGCAGGATCCTCGCCCGCCGCGAGAGTGGCATCGATGTGGAGGCCCTGCGGAACTGGGACAACGACATCATCGAGGGTGACAGCGTTGAGCAGGGCCGCGACTGGGCGTGGATGCAGCATAACCCGTTCAACGGGATGATCGCCCAGCAGCTGCTCCAGTTCCAGAGCGACATGAAGCAGGACTCCGGCCAGAACCAGTTCAGCCGTGGTGAAACTACAGGCGGCATTGTAAGCGGTAAAGCCATCACCGCCCTGCAGACCGCGGGCGGCAAGATCCAGCAGATGTACACCAGCGTCCTTGCCTGCGGGTTTAAACAAATCGTGGAGCAGGTGCTGTGGCTGATCAGCCAGTTCTACGAGCGGGATCGGATCACGATGGTGCTCGGAGCGAACCGGGGAACCAGGGCAATTCATTTTGACAATGAACGGTTCTTCGGGAAGAAGGGCAAAGAGATCTCCCCGCCTCCCTACGTGGTGCAGGTGGAGATCGTGAGCAAGGATCCCAGCCGGATCGAGGCGAGGAACAACATGTACATGCAGGCCTACACGATGGCCGCGCAGGCGCAGCAGTTCTTCCCCTTGAGCGCCCTCTTTGAGATCCTCAACGTGGAGGGCAAGGATCAGCTGATGCCGGTGATCCGGGCCAACGAGCAGTATCAGCAGCAGATGCAGCAGATGCAGCAGCAGCTTGAGCAGATGGCCGCCCAGATGGAGCAGCTGCAGGGTGAGAACAACAACCTGAAGCAGATCAGCTCCCAGATGACCAACGCGCTGGCTGGTGTGCGGGGCTTCACCGGAGGGAGGCCACAGGCTCCCACTGGCGTACCGCAGCCCGGGACGGCGCAGGCCGCAGCCGCAATTGGGCGGGGTGCTCTGATGGACGGAGCCCCCAACCTCGAACAAATGCCGGAAGGAGCAGCGTAAGCTGCTTTTTCTAATAAAGCACCTGCCCGCGAGATGCACGGGCAGATGAAAGGAGACTCTCTATGGAGAACACGGTCGAAATGATGGAGCAGGGGCTGGTGCAGGACGACGCTGTATTGGAGCCCATGCAGGAAACCAGTGAGGAGCAGCATCCGGGACTGGAAGAATTTATCGAAGCACAGCAGACCCCACAGGAGCAGGCCCCGACTGAGGAGGTTCACCTTCCGAAGCGGGAACCCGGCTGGGTGCGGCAGCGGGTCGATAAGGCAGTGCAGAAGGCTGTCCAGGAAACCGAGGCCAGAATGCGGGCCGAGTTCGAGGGCACTCTTGCTCCGATCCGGGAGAGCATGATGGATCGGGAAGCGGACAATCTGGTGGCTGCCGGTGAATTCAAATCCAAGGAACGGGCGCTGGAGTATGTTCGGATGAAGAATGGCCTTCCGGGGGCCGCGCAGCCGACCGCACCCCAGCAGCAGGCTCCTCAGCAACAGCAGGTGGATCCCAGGGTGCAGGCCCAGGGAGAGATGCTTGCAAAGCAGGCCGCCAAGATCAAGGCCAATTATGGCATTGATGTGATGGCCGAGTTCAACAGTAACAACGATACCCGACAGAAGATCCTGAGCGGAGAATGGGACTTCTATGATGTCGCGGAGAGTATCCAGACCGGCGGGAGGCGCAGCGCCCCACCGCTTGTCCGATCCCCGGGAGGCTCCGGCCTGTCCGGGAAGTTCTCTGTTGCCGACATGAGTGATGCCCAGTTTGAACAGCTCCAGCAGAATCTTCGCGCCGGGAGAACCTACGACGCAAGATAACAAGGAGTTGAGAACATGGCCCTTTGGTCTAATCTGAATTACAGCTACAGCCCTGGCGTAGCTCCGTCCGTTGTACAGTTTTTCAAGCGCGGCTTCCTGAAGAATGTTCAGCCCGAACTGATTCACAGCCGGGACGCGCAGAAAGTCACCCTGCCGATGAACAATGGCAAGAGTGTGCGCTTCCGTCGTGTGACCGCGCTGCCCCCGGTGCTGACCCCCCTGGTTGAAGGTGTCACGCCTGACGGCTACAAGATCACCGAAACCTACTTCGACGCGATGGTGAAACCGTACGGCGCTCATATCGAGCTGACCGATGAGTTCAACTACTATCTGCTCGACAACCACTCCCAGATTGCGCTGGATCTGCTGCGTGACCAGGCTGCCCTGTCTCTGGACACCCTGAGCCGGAATGCCCTGAACGCCGGTCTGAACGTGCAGTATACTGGCAGCAACACCTCCCGTGGCACGATCACGGCCTCCGATAAGGTCACCTTTGCGGATGTCAAGAAGGCCGTCCGGACGCTGCGCCGGAACAACGCGCAGTTCTTCTCCGATGGCTTCTTCCACGGCATCATGCACACCGATGTCTACTTCGACCTGACCTCTGACTCGATGTGGGTGGACGTTGCGAAGTATCAGGACAAGGCGAAGGTCGAGAAGTATGAGCTGGGTACCATCTACAAGGTGAAGTTCTTCGAATCCACCAACGCGATGATTTTCAAGGCCCAGTCCTACCTGACCGGTACGCTGGCCTCCATCGCTGCGAGTGCGAACTTCGATGCGACCAACCGTGAGCTGACCTACAGCATCACCACGATCACGCCTGACGTGGCCCGTGCCCTGACCGGCCTGATGGTGAACGTGCAGTACACCTCCAGCAGCACGAACTATGTGACTCCGATGTGCATCGAATCCGTGGACTACATCAACAAAAAGATCAAGTTCCGCTGGGTTCCCGATGCGACTGTCACCGCGAACTGGACTACCGCGAACAGCCTGACCATCGTTCCCTATGGTGGCGGCGCTGCCAATGCTCCCGTGTACTCCACCCTGATCTATGGCCCCGATTCCTTCGGTTCCGTCGAGCTGGGCGGCAATGGCAAGAACGTGGAGATCTATATCGATCCTCCGGGATCTGCCGGTTCTGAAGACCCCCTCCATCAGCGCGGCACTTGCGCTTGGAAGGTGAAGGGCTTCTGCACCGTGATCCTGCAGGACGACTTCATCGTCCGTTTGGAATCCGGCGCGACGGCTTAATATTACAAGAGGCCCAGGTGAACATCACCTGGGCCTTTTTCCCGTGAAAGGAGAATAGACTATGGCTACGAAGAAAACCCTGACTGACGGCATTACTGCAGCGATCCCGCTGGAAGAGGTGGCTCCCGGGGCGCCTCTGACCCCTGTTTTCATTCCGCTGCCGGAAGGCGTGGATGAGTCCGACATCGCTGCCGGAACGTTTGACCCCTATGAGCATGTGACGATTAACGGCAATACCACCTATGTCAAGCGCGGCGAGACCGTGATGGTGCCGGTGCCGGTGTATATTCAGCTGCGGAACAAATATCCCAGGATTTGAGGTGACAGGGCATGACACTGAACGAGATTAAACAGGCAGTTATGTTCCAGACGGATAACGACCGGGATGATCTTGGCGATTTCATGCCCTATCTCCTTGGTTATATCAATGAGGGCTATGACCGGCTCTTATATGTCTGGAAAAAGAAACACGTCCAGCCCGGGACGGATTATCCTCCGCTGACCTTTGATGCGGATCAGCCGGTGCTGCCGCTGTGGTCGCACAACGCCATCGTGGACTGGGCGACTTACATGATCTACCGTAACGGCAACGGGATGAAACAACAGAGGGGCATGGCATACCGCAGCTCCTTCCAGGAGATCCGAGCGAGGTTGATTGGCGATGGTCAGACTGGTAACAAGATTATTAATATTCCTGTGTAAGGTGGTGAGGGCTTTGGGACTGAGTGTAGGTAACTATCAGGCGACCCTGACCATCGAAGGGTTTAAGGGTGTGATGCAGTTCGACGAGAACGAAAGCATCAACACCGATATGAAATATGCGGCTGATGCCAGGAACTTTGATACCCGGGATGGGAATCTGCTGCCGCTGATGAAACCACAGAGCGCCGTCGCCGTGCCTTCCACTGCGCTGATCAGCAATATCTGGGAGGTTCGCACCGGGCTGTCCTGGTTTGGGAACCGGTTTGTCTACGTTACCACGGATCCCCGGGCGTATTTTACAAGACAGGACTCCTGGGAGATAGAGGGCTATGTCCCGATTGGTGGCTATACCGGCTTATGGGCAGGTGTGCAGTACGAGCGCACCATTGATGATGAAGTCGTCCCGGTGTTTTATCTTACCAACTCGGCTGATGGTATGCGCGAAATCAGTGCAAGCCCGGGACAGGATGACAGGCTCGTCCTTATTTCGAGATCTGTAAGCACGCCCCATAACTTCAGCATGCTTGCGCTGTATGGCGAGCGGCTTTGGGGTGCGGTCAACGGGGATAACAATGAGACCATCTGTTACAGCGCTCCGTATATGCCGTGGTCGTGGGATCCGGATGATAATGTTCCTGAGGACGGCGGCGGGGAGATCCGAATTGCTGATTTCGATGGTGACAGGATTACTGCCATATATCCCTTTGGCAGCAGTCTGCTGATTTTTAAGGAACACCACCTTTACCGACTTACGGGTTTATCTCCGGATGAGTTTACCATACAGGAGCAGTATGGCGGCGGCACGATCTACTCGGGCTCCATCGCGGTATATCAGGAGCGCGTCTTCTTCCTGACCTCGAATGGTGTGTGCGTGTATGATGGTGTTTCTGTCAGACCTTTCCAGCAGTATGCCCTTCGCACTTTATGGCGAAATGAAAAGGTGATACCCGGAGTAGACAGTGAGGGAAAATTCCGCGATACCACGCGAGCCGTGGTTTACAAAGACCGGTATTATCTGTCTTTTCCGGGGAGTAGTGCTGGCGGCAATTTCACCGTCATGTACGACTTCAATGAAGGGGCGTGGTCGTACACGGATGCCGGTTTAGACGGCGATGGCATCAACCCGGAGCTGTACCTCATCCACGACAATGATCTTTATGTCTTGCAGTTGGAAGGCCCGCCAGCTACGTATCCGATCAGCAGATGGTATAAGTCCATCGAGGATGTTCCCGATTCGGAAGTCGGTTCCTCTGAGAGCTTCATCGGTTTCGACTGGCTCACCCCGTGGTCTGACATGGGAGCCAAGGACATTCTGAAGAATGAGTTCAAGCTTCGGTTCTGGATTCAGACCCACATGGCCTCCGGCGACAGGCTGAAGCTGGCCGTCACGGTGGAGACGGAGCGGGGCAGCAAGACCCGGGAGATTATCTTTGACCGGGATGTGGACGAAGAAATCAAGATGCGCTTCCACCTATCCGGCAGGAAGGTTCGGATGCGGTTTACGCTGACCGACCGGGAAGGCAACGAACAGATCACCAGCTGGTGCAAGATCCTGGGTGGGATGCAGCTGAACGCTGACACCTCTCCGGATTAAGGAGGGATCGCCGTGGCAAATATCAGCGGACGCGCCTTCCCTTCTCTCCGGGTTCCTGCGTCATGGCGGGACGAGGAGCGATCCCTCATCCGGCAGATCGAGGATCTGTTCGACAGGCTGTTCCTGGGGAATTTCAAGATCCGGCCCGGATCCAAGCTGGCCCAGTCGGTGACCGACTACGCCTATCCGGTCGGGAGCATTTACATCTGCGAGAGTGACACCAACCCCGCCGCCAAGTTGGGTGGTGAGTGGGAGGCTGTTACGAGCAGCATCGGTTACGCCTGGAAGCGTACCAAATAGGAGGATTAAGAGTATGGATATTTTTCCCGTAGTCCCTGGAATGACCCTTGAGCTCGGCAAGACCGGGACGCATTATGTCCGGGCTTTCCGGTTTGATATCAGCGCATGGCAGGACGCCTACCCGGATGGCATTATTAACCTGATTCACAGGCTGCCCGATGCAAACGAACCTTACGTGGCGGGCTATCTCCGGCTTGGAGAAGGCTATATCGACTGGGTAGTCCAGAGCTCCGATGTTGCTGTCCCTGGCTACGGGGAATGCGAGCTGGTTATGATCGTGGATGGTGTCGCCGTGGATAAGACAGACACTTATCCGACGCACATCGAGGAGCAGCTGGGCACCAACTCTGTTACGCCTCCCACCGGTGTCACCTGGGTGGAACAGGTGCTGACTGTCGGGAATGCAACCCTGCAAGCGGTAGATGGGTTTGAGGATCTGGTTGCTGAGAAGGAGCAGGATATCACAGATCTTGCGAGCGGGAAAGAACAGAATATTACTGATCTGGCCGCACAGAAGATTGCTGCAATTGAAGCTAAAGGCACACAGACTTTGGATTCGATTCCTGAGGATTACACTGAACTTTCCGGTGAGGTTGATGATTTAAAGAGCGCTTTAAATGGTGGAACATATACAGACGATGTGACGTCATCGGTGGAATGGGAATCGGGTAAAAGTGTCGTGGCCAGCAATGGCACATATAATTCAGAAAATACCAATTATTCTTCGGCAGACATTCAGCTTAATGGGGCTTCAAATGTATCTGGATACACCCGTGCCGGACAAGACTCAGATAAAGGCATGGTTTTCCTCGGCACAAATGGGCAGTATATATCTGGCGATTATAATGCAGGAGCAACCACATATGATTGGGAATATAATCTGATCGTTCCAGAAGGTGCTGCCATTCTACGCCTTTGCTGTGCGACTTCAAGAATTGCTGATTTCACATGTGCGCTACAGTATGATAATTCTGCAGGTCTGATTTCCAAGGTTTCTACGCTTGAAGAGCAAATGGAGCCAATTTCTTCTAAGATCAATGACCTAACGGATTCTGTCGACACATTAGAAAATAATGTGGAAGAAATGGATAACGCTGTTAATGGCTCTGGCGGAGGAATTGTAGATGTAACGTCACAGGGAACATGGGTTAATGATCACGGAATCAATGGAAACACAGGGAGTATAAACAATGAAACTGTAAGCTATAAGGAATATCAACTTGGCGATGCGGTACACGTTGCAGGGTACACTCGTGGTGGAAACGATTTAACTCGTGGAATGGCATTCTATACTGCAAGTGGTGCATATATTTCAGGGGACAATCATTATCCATCTGATACCGGATACGATTGGAATTATTCGTTTGATGTTCCACAAAATGCCGCCATTTTCCGTATCACTTGTGCTAAATCCTACCTGGATAGATTTACTTGTCAATTCACGTTTTCGACTTCCGAAGGCCTGATTTCCAAGGTTTCTACGCTTGAAACAAAAGTACAAGCAATCGAAGAGGAACTTGACAACCTAGATGTCGATGTTAATATCAATGATTTAGTGAGTGCACTTTCGTATCGTTGGGTGGATGGATACGCGGTAAGTCCATCATTTGCGATTAATAATGCAAACCGTGGGGAATTGATAGTTGCAGGAACACAGAGTGTTGCTATTGCAGATGTGTCAGGCTGTGCTGGCGGCACCATTTACGGGCATACAAGACTTGGCGATGACTATGCGATTGGATTTTATGACGCAAACGGTGTGCTGATAAGTGGCGAAAAGCGACCGTCTGAACTCGACTATGAGTGGGACTTCTCGCTCTCTGTTCCGAAGCATGCAAAAACTGTCATTATAACGTGTAAAACGACAAGCAAAAATCTCTTTTCTGTTACTGGAAAAGGAACCGCAAAAGCTGTTGAAAATGTACACGCGAAAACATCACTTGAATATGAATGCCCAAACGATGTGTTTGGATTGGATAGCGTGCGATCAGACTTTCACTTCGATTCTGCAACCCGTTTACAGGATATATATACATGGTTTGATATCCTTGCGAGTACGTTCCCCCGGAACATTTCACGAGTACAAATCGGGACAACCACCACACCTGAGGGGACATACGCAACAATTGATATCAATACATATCCGATTTATGCCTATGTGATTCAGGGTGACAGCTATGTAGCCGGAAATGACTTCATAATTGCATCAGGTATCCATGGTGATGAATCTGTCGGTGACGGCATTCAGAGCGTAGTAAGTGTGGCATATTTTATACGTGATATGCTGTGTAGCCCAGGGAAAAACGAGTATCTTCGATTCATGAAATGGAACTGTAAGATTCTGGTGATTCCTGTGATGAATCCGTGGGGTTATCAGAATGGGAAACGGTGCAATGGGCGCGGTGTAGATGTTAACCGAAACTTCGACATAAATTTCGACCCAACATACGAAAGCTACGGTTACTCATCGGGTACGTCTGCATTTAGTGAAAATGAGTCTGCCGCTGTTGCAAATTATATTTCAGAGAATTTCGCAGACGCAAAATATTGCACAGAACTTCATACACGAGGTGGCAATGTGCTGCCCAATGATGATCGGTGGTTTACAACGACATCAAGTGACAATAGCGTTATACAAAACGCAGTTTCGGAAGTCGGTTACTATATGAGACGTTTGTTCGGTGGAACTGTTTCAAACGGACAGCAGGACGCTTCAGCTCTTCCTCCAACCTTCCGAGCGTATGTGGATCATGTGATTGGCATCCCGGCGAACTTAATTGAATGTGCCAAATCTGTAAACATGGATATTGCGACATTCAACAGTGATTTAGTTCAACGGCAGTATGTGCAGTATCTTGGAACTATGATCCAGAAACTGTCTGAAACTTATGTAATTTAAATAACACCTTAAATTAGGAACGGTTATCCAGGAAATAAAACCCTCTACACATTCTGTAGAGGGTTTTATTTATACCAATCTATTTACGAAAGAGGGTGATTCCGTTGGGCTGATTAGCTTCTGTTTCTGTTTTCTTTTTCACAAAATTTAGGAGGACAAAACGATGAATGAAAGTTCTAACCCTGTAATGCAGATGCCCGTGGTTCCTGCGTACGGCAACTACGGTGGAGACGGAATGTTCGGCGGTAACGGCGCCTGGTGGATCATCATCCTGCTGGCCGTCCTGGGCTGGGGCAATGGCTTCGGCGGCTACGGCATGGGTGGTAATGGCGGTGGTTTCTTCAACGCTGATCTGCAGCGCGGCTTCGATCAGAACGCTGTGATGAGCGGCCTGAACAACATGACCACCGGCCAGTGCAACGGCTTTGCCGGGGTGAACCAGAACATGGCCAACGGCTTTGCGCAGGCCGAGATCTCCGCAAACAACCGGCAGATGGCTGACATGCAGCAGAACTTCTCCATCCAGAGTGCTCTGCAGCAGTGTTGCTGTGACAACCGTGCCGCCACTGCCGATCTGAAATATACCATGGCCACCGAGGCCGCGAACACTCGCGCCAACTGTGACCAGAACAGCCAGAAAGTCATGAACAAGCTGTGCCAGCTGGAGCTGGATGGCATCAAGCAGAACTATGAGAACCGCATTGCCGGGATGCAGAACACCATCGATCAGCTCCGGGATGCCAACCAGAATGCGCGGAATGCCGCTGCCTTCAACGCTCTTGGTGACAGGTTCCAGGCGAGCCAGGATGTGCAGACCAATGCCCTGGAGCAGTACCTCGCTCCTGTTCCCCGTCCTGCATATGTCGTGCAGAACCCCAACTGCTGCGGTAACAACTTCGGCTATGGCGGCTGTGGTGGCTACACCGGCTAATCAAGACTACTCATTTAGGGGCCCAGTGCCCCTTTTTTAGTTCTTTTGACTAATTTTGAGGAGGAATCCACATGGCTGAATTTTCCTATAACGAAGTACAGCTGGTGCAGCCTATGGCTGCAGCTGTGCTGAATGACGTGATCAGATGCAATAAGGGACTTGTGCTGCACCGGCCCGGGAGCGGAATCCTCACGCTCCGGTGCCCTAACAATTCCTGTTCCGGTTTCGCAAGATACCGGGTGGCCTATGACGGGAATATCGCTGTTCCCACGGATGGCACTGTCGGAGAGATCCAGCTTGCCCTCGCAATCGATGGGGAGCTGATCCCTACCAGTATTGCCGCTGCGACGCCGACGGTCGTTGACTCCTATTGGAACGTGAGCGGCTTTGCCATCATCGATGTTCCCGCCTGTTGCTGTTATACGGTTTCCGTGCGGAATGCCAGTGAGTCGGCAACCCCTGCCACCACCCCGGCGCCCGCGCTGAACCTGCGGAACCTGAATGTCGAAGTAACCCGGATTGCATAAGGAGGATAAGAAATATGAAATATGAAGCATTGAAGAAAGCGCTCTGCAAGGAGCTTGAAAAGCTCGATGACCAGCTGAAGGCTGGCGGTTCGATGAGCAATTCAGACATTGAGCGGGTGGATGTTGTTTCTCACGCGCTGAAGAGTCTGGTGACCTACGAGGCGATGGCTGAATCGGAAGAGTCCGGCATGGATGTTTCCGAGCGCCGGGGTCGCGGGATGAACGGCCGGTATGTGAGCCGCTACGGCGGTGGCCCTGAATATGATGCGGGATATTCCCGTGGGTATTCTGAGGCGATGCGTGGCCGTTACCCGATGGAACCGAACTGGTAATTAACAGGAGGGGCTCAAAGTGTGGGTCAAGTACAACGCCAATCCGGCGAATAAACACACTCCGGACTGTGTGATTCGGGCGATCTCTGTTGCACTGAACCGCAGCTGGCTTGAGGTATCCGACGGTCTGTACGAGCTTGCCCGGGAGCAATTCAGTGTCTCAATCGCTGACGATATCTGGGGCAGGTATCTGTATTACCACGGCTTTGAGCCCTTCCTTCTTCCCGAAGCATGTTCGACCTGTGTAACTATCAGAGAGTTTTGCAGGCTTTACCCCAAAGGGGTGTACATCATCGGAACCGGAAACCACGCCGTCGCGGTGGTCGATGGGGACTACTACGATACCTGGGACTCCGGTTCCGAAATACCGAGTTTTTTCTGGAGGATAAAATAATATGTTTGTGATGAATCCTATGATGCAGCAGATGCAGATGATTTATCAGGCGATGCAGAACCCGCAGCAGTTCGTGCAGCGGGCCTTCCCGGATATTCCACAGAACATCGCCCAGAATCCGAACCAGATCCTGCAGTACCTGCAGCAGACCCGGGGGATCTCCAATGCCCAGATTCAGGGACTGATGAATCAGTTTCCCCGTAACGGCTGGTGATAGGCTGTGGTAACGAAGACGGACTTCCTCAACAAGGCGATGGAGATCGCCGATGAGGAACCATCCTACCGGAAGGGTGGGTATGGGAAGGACGGTACGTGCGACTGTATCGGGCTGATCATCGGGGCCATCCGCAGAGCGGGAGGAACCTGGGGCGGTATGCACGGGAGCAACTATGCCGCCCGGAATGAGGTTGAATACCTCCGGCCCATCCATGATGACCTGAAGGTTGGAGAGGTTGTGTTCAAAGCCCGGAAGCCGGGAGACAGTAAATATGATCTGCCGGATCGGTATGCGAAGGATCCGGATCAGAACGACTACTACCATGTGGGGATCGTGCTGTCGGTCAACCCGCTGCGGATCCTGCACATGACCACACCAAAGCCGACCATTGATACGAAGCTGGGCAAGTGGAAGTATCACGGCTGGCTGAAGAAAGTATCTGAGGAGGACAAGCCAATGGGCGAACCGTGCTATATCTCCGGTGGGAACCCCGATGCTCCGATCAATATGAGATCCGGAACGGGAACCGGGTATAAAATCATCAAGGAAATCCCGCAGGGAGCGGAGGCCGAGCTGCTGCAGTATGATCCATCCTGGTGTCATATTATGTACCAGGGTGTGGAGGGCTACGTGGCCGCTCAGTTTGTGCATACCAACAGTATTGACGATACCCCGAAAACATCCGTTCCGACAAACGAGCTCCAGAAGGTCTACGACATGATCGGAGACTGGCTCGGGCTCAGGGGGTGATCAGATTGTCAGATGCAATTATCGTTGCCCTGCTGTCGCTTGCCGGAACAGTCATGGGGAGCTGGGCAGGCGTCCGGCAAGCTAATAAGCTCACCAATTACCGCATCGAGCAGCTGGAGAAGAAGGTGGACAAACATAATTCCATCATCGAGAGAACCTATGAGCTCGAGAAAAAGGTTGCGGTTTTAGAGGAGGACATCAAATGAAGATTAACTGGAAAGTAAGGTTTAAAAATAAGGCGTGGCTGGCCACCTTTCTGTCCCTGATCATCGGTTTCGTATACAACATTCTTGATATGTTTGAGATTGCTCCGGCTATCACTCAGAACGCAGTCAC